CCATTGCAATTACTGTGGCACTGCTTGATGTAATCACTGATTTAGCATGTGGGGGTTCTCCGTGTGGAGCAACAATATCAGATATTGTACTCACGGGAGCTCCTTCAGCTATAACTGTGGGAGCGCCAGGTCCGGTAATGGGTGCCACACCGCCTACTAGTGTTCCCGCTCCCCCTAATTTTGCTATCATTGACATAATACTATTTATGCTTTACAGACTAAAGGAATCTTCGCCTAAGTTAGCAGGACCCTCAGGGGTGGGCTCTGCGTTAGTTTCCATGCGAAAACCCTTGGCTGCATCTGTCATGCTTTGTACAATACTAAGGACATGCCTGGTAGGCAACCCAATAATGTCATCCTGTCCAGTAAGTGTGTATGGCAGCATCATGATTTGCCCGTCAGCATCCAGTGTTACCACTCTTAGCCCGTGAAGTTCTAGAATTGTTTTATTTAAGGCTAAACCTTCCAGCTTGCCCATGAGTTCTTCGCCTACGATAGTGCGAATGGTGACGATTTCACCTATTAAATCTTCTGTGCTTTTCATATTTCACCTAACTGTGTTGTGTCTATGGTTTCTTTGTCTAAATATTCTTTGAGTCCCTGAAATCCACCTTCCACGAATAACTCTGTGTCTTGGTATATTTGTGGCATTGTTCTGTGTCCTTCTGAGATCATAAACATTTTTAAATCTTCATCATCCTCTATGTTTACTTCCTGGTACGCCATGTTGTGATTGTTTAACAGTGCTTTGGCCATCATACAGAAGCCGCAATTGTTCTTGGTGTATACTGTTAGCATTACAAACTCATTCCTTTAAATGTATCTTCTGTGACGTCCTGTTTTGTACCACCAATTACATAACTAGTGATCTCTGTTTCCTGTGGAGCTACTTGTACCTCTCCACCGTGTATCCATTTTTCCGTCCAGGGCAATGGGTTTGCCGCTGTAGTGGTATAGGGTGCGGTGAGACCCACTGCTCGCATACGCTTGGCCGCAATCCACTCCACATATTGCTTGAGTAATTCTGCATTGAGACCAATCATAGATCCATCTGCAAACAAATAGTCAGCCCAGGCCTTCTCCTGCTCTATGGCGTTCATGAACATTTCGATACAATCTGCTTCACACTCCCTGGCAATCTTTGCATAGTCTTTATCGTCTGTGGGCAGGAGCTTGAGCATTTGCTGTGTGCTAGCCATGTGAATGTTTTCGTCACGGGCAATGAGTTTTATGATCTTAGCATTGCCTTCCATCTTCTTGACTTCAGCAAATGCCCATGAACATGCAAAACTCACATAAAATCTCACGCCTTCTAAAATATTTACAGCCATGATTGCCAGATACAATGCCTTTTTGTGTTCATATGTACCGTGTGCATCACTGTCCTGATAAGAAATTAAATCATCATAATAGTGACTGATATTGTCGGCACACTCCATGATCTGTTTTATACTCAGCATTTCATCGAAAATTCTACTGGGATCGGCATATATATTACGAATAATATGAGTATATGAACGACTATGTATAGTCTCCGAAAACGCCCAGGTCTCAATCCATGTCTCCAACTCTGGCAAACTCACTAGAGGCAGAAAAGCAAGGTTGGGGGAGCGTCCTTGTACGCTGTCCAGGAGGATTTGTCGTTTTAGATTACTAGTAAAGATGTGTTGCTCGTGACTAGTAAGATCCTTAAAGTCCTTGCTGTCTCTGGCGATATCAACTTCTTCTGGCCGCCAAAAGAAACCCAGTTGTTTGTCAGTGAGTTTATCAAATGTGCGATATTTCAATGTATCATAACGCTGTACATTGACGCCACCGTCCAGGAACATTTTGCTTTCGGTATGGTGTTTTTTTCTTTTGGTATTAAATACTGTGCTCATTGGACATGCCCTTGTGTTTGTGTGATTACTTATCGGATGCAGGGACAGAGTAAAAACATAACAGATCTATATCTTGCAGGACTCACAGTCCTCATCGTCTAATACTGTTGTAGTTGGCTCTGGCGCATCAAACTTGTCGACGTCTATCTCGCCTTGTCCGTCATAGGTATTATTGTAGTAGAGTTGTTTACCACCATACTTATAAAACATTACAATATGTTGTAAAAGCACACTCATGGGAATTTTCTCGTCCTCATAGTGTTCGGGATTGTATGAAGTGTTCACACTAATGCCCTGGTCAATAAACTTCTGTAATACTGCGCAGATTTTAAGATAGCCTTCGGGGCTTCTATGATCCCACAACAAATCATATTTGTTCTTTAGTCTGTGATACTGTGGCACTACTTGTTTGAGTACACCATGCTTGCTCTGCTTGATACTCACATAACTTCTGGGCGGCTCAATACCGTTTGTGCTGTTTGAAATTTGTGCTGATGTTTCAGCAGGCATAAGTGCCATCAACGTACTATTTCTAATACCATGCTCCATGAGATCTGTTCTAAGCGTATCCCAATCCATTTTATAGTTTGGTGCGGCTAATTCGTCCACCTCTGTTTTGTATGTATCTATGGGCAACACACCCATACCGTACTTTGTCTCTTTGTTACCTGGACATGCCCCACTCTCTTTGGCAAGTTGCACACTACTCTGGATTAAATAGTATGACCAGGCTTCTGTCCACTCATGCACTAAATCTAAGTCAGGATTCTGATAAGTGCTATCGTGCTTGGCTAACCAGAACGCAAAGTTTATAATACCGATACCCAGGGGTCTGCGCTTCTGTGTGGCTAGTTCTGCGGCTAGCACTGGATATTTTTGATAGTCCAACAATGCATCTAGACCCCGCACTGCTAGATCGCAGGTGTTTTTAAAATCTGCAGGTCTGCGGATGTTCCCCCAGTTTATAGCACTTAATGTACACAGGGCTATTTCTCCCTCTGTGTCATTGGTATCCGTCAGGGGCTTTGTGGGTAAATCTATTTCACAGCACAAATTGCTCTGATGCACTGGTGCAATTTTCTCATCAAAACTTCCGTGTGTATTAGCATGGTCCACATTCATTAAATATAATCTACCAGTATCTTTGCGCTCCTGCACAAACTGACTAAACAAATCCACTGCCTTGATAGTCTTTTTTCTGATATGTGTGTTGCGTTCTGCTCGCTCGTATAACTCAGCAAACTTATCCTGATCATTAAAGAAGGTTTCATATAGGCCTGGCACATCTGCAGGGCTAAACAAAGTAATATCGCCACCACTAAGAAGTCTTTGATACATTAACTTGTTAAATTGGACACCATAGTCCATGTGCCTTACTCTGTTATCCTCGGTTCCTTTGTTGTTTTTAAGTACAAGGAGGTCTTCGACTTCAAGATGCCATATTGGGTAGTATAATGTCGCCGCTCCACCCCTAACTCCACCCTGGGAACAACTTTTAACGGCGCTTTGAAAGTGTTTATAGAATGGTATGACACCAGTATGAGTAGCATCCCCGTTGCGAATAGCACTACCAATGGCACGGATACTGCCAGCGCCAATCCCAATACCAGCCTTTTGACTAACGTATTTAACGATGGAACTTGAAGTTGCATTGATTGAATCCAGTGAGTCATCGGTTTCAATCAGCACACAGCTACTAAACTGTCGCTGTGGTGTTCTTACCCCAGCCATGACAGGCGTGGGCAGACTCAGATCGAACTTGCTGATTGCATCATAGTATTCTTTTACATAATGAAGGCGCGTATCCCTGGGATAATCTGAAAACAGAGTGGCAGCAATCATAATATAAGCTACTTGTGGAGTCTCAAATACTTCCCCAGTGGCGCGATTTTGCACTAGATACTTTCCACGGAATTGTTCCATGGCTGCATAGGTTAAATCGTTATCACGACTGTGATCTATGTATGTTTCTATTTCATCGAAATCTGCTTTGGTATACTTATCCATGATGTCGGCATCATAAAAACCTCTATCGATATTAGACTGAATTATTTCGCACAGACACGGGGGGTCAAATACGCCGTATACCTGCTTGCGTAAATGGTAATTTACTAATCTGCCAGCAACATACTGATAATTTGGTGTTTCTTCAGAGATAAGATCTGCGGCACTTTTTATGAGAGTTTCCTGGATATCAGAACTTTTTATACCGTTATAAAATTGTATGTGACTCTTGATTTCCACCTGACTTGGGCTTACCCCGGAAATACTTTCACAAGCATGAAAAACTACTTTGTGGAGTTTATCCAGGTTTAGATCCTCTTTGGACCCGTCTCTTTTGATGATCATTATGCTTTTGGGAGACACTGTTAATCCTTATTATGTGTGTAACTATTCTACTGTATGATACTTATCTTGTCAACCAAATAATTTATCAGGCTGTATAATGTGTTGATCCAAAATGATACTATTCTCTGCCACATACTTATCTGATACGATTTTTCCAGGTAGAAAATTATAGCAATTTCCGTTGTCCTGAAGTATAAGACCTTCTCTGCCAGTGATATGATTACTTACTGCAATCAATTTTATATCGGTGTCTGATGTATACCCAAAATGATGCAATGTAGCAGCAATAACTAGGGTTACCCCGCTCTGACAAAGCATGCCTTCCTCGATAATGTCAAAGGTATTTGGCCAATTCTTGGGAGAATAATAGTCTACGTATCTGGGTTTGATATCCACATTAGCAAAAGCTTCTATAACAGATTTTTTATCTGGATCCTGTTGTCTGAAATTTCTAAATACTTTCAGACGATCTCTGCCTGTGTGATGTTTTTCGAACAATGATTATCCCAAACTATTCCAACGTCGCACTAAGTATCTCATGGTTAAAATCTGAGGCATTCTGTTAAAAGCCTGCAGTCTGACATTTACGCCATCATTTATAACTCTGAGATGCAATGCTGGAACAGCATCACCGTCGGAACTTGTTAAAAACTCCTGCATGTTTAAATCTGCCATTTCTGAGCTGTTATCCTGAAACACAACATCACCCACTCCCAAACTAAAATCCTGTCTGCCAGATATAAACAAAGTTCCAACCTTTTGATAACCATCTCCACTAGCACTTTCAAATTCTGCTTCTCTTATGGTATATTCTAACACATAAGTGTCATAGTCACTGGTATTAAATACTGCACCCACAACATCCTTCCACTGAGAAGGACTTATTTCAGTTGGGCTGGGAGTGGACGGTCCTTGTGGAATTGCTTGCTCGGCACCATTTAAATCCACATAGGTTACTGTTTTATCACCAATGGTAAGACCAGTTTTCAATTCAATTTCTAGGTTACTTTTAATGTTTACTAGTCCGCGTATATCGGAAGTACTTTGTTGGAAATACAACTGATTAACTACTTCATTAAAGGCCAGTGCTTCCTCTCTGCTTGCAAAAGTAAGTTCCTGGAATGTTTCATCAAAAGGCAGTATATATTTTTCAATAACTGATTTTGTTGTAGGATTAGTGCTATATGTTTTTCCTGTGGCCACTGTGTTAATAATGGGACAGTCAGCTTGTGCTAATAAATCTGCAAACCAATCCTCTAATTTAGCCTTGTAAGTATTTGATTCGTCATATTTTCCTGACGACAATCCCAGCAATTCTGCAGTACCGCATTCATCTGGCACAATTTCAAAAGTAGTATAGGCGCTAGTAATAGCAGGATTTAAAGTAATCATAATCTTATTGGGATTTCCCTGACTATCAACTTCACCTGGTACTAATTGCATCAGGGGCCAGTCATTTTGACTATTGACCATTGCTACAATATTATTTAAATTTGTCACGCCGCTAAGATCAAAAATAAGTGTATCGTCCAGATAAAATTCATTAGCAATCATATTACCTAGATTTGGATAATGACTTAAATTTACATTAGATCTAACAGGAGCATCTGCTTCTATAAAGAATGTATTTGCTGTGCTTGTGCTCCAAAGTTCGTTTTGTGTTGCTAACACATTTGCTAGGTCCTGGTTGATGTCTTTTACTGTATTGGAGATCTGGCTTATATTGCTAGACCCAGCAATAGTTATGTTGCCATAACCGTTGGTATTATTGTAGTTGCTAAATTTACTATATACTTGCACTACATTGCCACTGGCAGGCATTAAATTTCCGCTAGTTTCTAATTTTCCATATCCCCAATTTATATAATGGGTAAGATTATTTTTAATTTCATTGGCTACGGCATCAGATTCAAAAGGAGACATAAACGTTGTGATTTCTTTGTAATGGCCACAATCCTCTGCCCATATCTCTCCATTGATTTTTGTGCCATTGTTGGGATATACCTTTACTCTGAAAAACATATCATCTACGGTTACATTTCCAGTTATCATTTTAAAGAAATGACCGTTGGTACCACTGCCAGCTGCAATAATACCCTGAGCAAGTGGACCAGTAATTGTGATGTCACTTGCAGAACTTCCCACAATCACATCTGTTACTGGAAAATGCGTAAATCCATTATCAGCAATATCCACTGTGACAGTAGAGTTACTTTGATCAATACTGGATATTATCCAGGAGTTTGAAGTTAACCAATTATCTCCGGCGCCAGTCTCGCTCTGACTTAGCGAAATAATATTATTTGGTGAAGTCAGACTGAATTCTGTCGTATCTGTAACAGGAATTTCTAATAAATTTGCAGTTTGTAATATATTACCACCGCTGGGTAATCTGTCAGATACGGCATTGCCCGGAGTAACTAACACTAAATCACATAGTCCAGTGATATTGGTAGGGTTACTTATGGTTGTACTCATCGCTCTGGGTGCGACATGTTTGAATTCCAATCCTATGTATCCAGACCCTGAAGTGTCGGAAATCTGAATTAAATCTGTATCAATCTGATCCCACGCAGGAATATTATAGGTAGTGTAAAAACTGGGGAAGGCAGTGCCTGTGTAAAAACCGTCCTGGTTACCACCGCTGCCTCCATTGCGATTACTTAATAATTTAATAATAGCATCTTTGTCATAATAACTCACAGTGATCTCTTCACTGGGTTGTGGTGTTGATCTAAACACTAAATTATGACTGGTTGTTCCATCTGGATTGGCCTGATCGAAAATATAATCCTCTGCCGCTAGAGTTGTATAGGTAGCAAAATTATTGCCTAGCTGAATAGTGCTATTTCTTTTTACATATAGATCAGTAGCCGTAAAAGTATTATTTGTCATAATACTTTTAACATTAT